TTCTTTAAGTATATCTTTATTATTTAAATAGTTAACTTTTCTCATAAAAACTCCAATGGTTGTAATACATTATAATATACACAGTTAATTTTGTCAACTAAATAACATATAGGAGACAATAATAATGGCACTATTTGGCGGCATAGGACAACAACTTTCATCAGCAGCTTCGCAGGCTCGTAATGCAATATCGCCCCAGCAGTCGGTAAGCAATCTGTTGGGTAGCGCAGCAAACTTTGGTCAAGGTTTAATAGGTCAAGTTGGTGATGCTGTAAAAGGTATAGCCGAGGATGTATTTACCGCTAAGAATTTTATGAGTTTGCTTCGCGGAGGCGGCCTCCCTAAATTTGGAATGCCTGGCGGAGTAGGATTTGCAGATGTTAGTTGGAAAGGAACCGATAATGATGATTGGCGTGTCAGGCTTTCAATGCCTCCTGGCATGGGTCTAGAACCAACTCTTGCAGCAGCATTAGGTAAAACAAGTGGAATGATTTTTCCATACACTCCTGCAATTGTTATGAGTCATAGTGCATCTTACTCACAAGTTAAACCTACACATAGTAACTATCCGTTTCCAGTGTATCAAAACAGCCAACCAGACACTATTCAAATTAGCGGAGACTTTATTGTTGAAAGCGAAGCCGAAGGTGTATATTGGGTTGCCGTAATTCATTACTTAAGAAGTGTTACTAAGATGTCTTATGGAAATTCAAGCAATCAAGGTTCGCCTCCTCCAGTGGTACAACTTAATGGGTATGGTGACTTTGTATTTAAAAATGTACCAGTAGTAGTTACACAATTTACTTGCGATTTAACTCCTGATGTTGATTACATTTATGTAAAATCTTTAGATACATGGGCACCGACAAAGTGTTCAGTTGCTATACAGTTAATGCCAACTTACAGTAGACGAGCTGTGCAGCAATTTAGCTTAGACAAATTTGTCAGTGGCGGATATGCTAAAGGCAACGGACAAGGATTTATCTAATGGCAGCATATATCGGAACCAGTCCATGGTATAATACATCTACTCAAGACGGACAGTATCTTGACATATTAAAAATACGTCCAATTCCTGCAGAATCAGATGATGTATTAATTACAATACAGCCTCAGTATACGCATCGCCCTGATTTACTTGCTTTTGATTTGTATGGCGACAAAGATCTTTGGTGGGTCTTTGCACAACGTAATATGGAAATACTTAAAGATCCTATATTTGATTTAATTGCAGGTATCCAAATTTATGTGCCAAAAGGCGACGCACTTACAAGGACACTAGGGATATAATATGGCATTAATTCCACAGAATTTATCAAATCGTTTAAAAGCAGTTGGCAGAGATGTAGAAACTGAAGTAGCTTCAGCCGCAAACCAGTTCCGTCAAAGTGCTAATATAGCAGTAGACGGTGTTGTAGATTCTGTAACAGGATCTATGCAAGAATTACAAGGTGCAACAGTTAACTTAGCAAATAGTTTAAACGGTTTAACTGGCCCAGGGATTGGTCAAAGTATTGTTGGCAATATTGCTAACGGAATAGGATCATCTTTAGTAAACGGTATTAAGGGCGGCATTGGTGGGTTCTTAGGAGCAGCCTTTGGCGGCGGATTTGGTAGTGTATTTGGAGGTGCCGGCAAACAGCCAAATCCTTTAGAACAATTTGCAAGTTACAATTATGTGTTTACGTTAGGCTGTCTAAGTGATTTTGAATTAAACTTCCCTGATCTAACCTATCGAAGAAGAGATCCAGGAGTAGTAATATTAAGAAGCGGAGGCGGCCCAACTCCGGGCAGTGCTACGCTATATGAATCAGCAGGCAAAGTAGAATATTTTATAGATGATGTAGAAATAGAAACAATAGTAGCAGGTAATCCTAATTCACGATCAACAAATGCAACTAGTATAAGTTTTAAAGTAACTGAACCATACAGTATGGGATTATTTTTACAATCATTACAAGTAGCAGCTAAAAGAGCAGGACAGCCCAATTATATTGAAGCACCGTTTTTACTTTCAGTAGAATTTAAAGGATACGATGACGGCAATAATTATATCCATGCTAGCAATTTGCGTAGAATGTTTCCTTTAAAATTTGTAAATATTGAATTTGAAGTAGCAGAAGGCGGTAGTGTATATACAGTACAAGCAATACCATACCACGAAGTTGCATTAACAGATGAAACACAAAATACTCACACTGATTTAAGTTTTGCTGGAGCAACAGTTGCAGAAATGTTGCAAACTGGCGCCAAAAGTTTAACTAGTGTATTAAACAATAGAGAAATAGCTGCTGAACGTGCTGGCAAAGTTAAAAAAGGAAACCAGTACGTTATAATGTTTCCAACTACTAGTTCGTCTGCACAAGAATCAACTCAGTTTATGATGGGACAACCTGAACAAGCTGACGATACTGCAACTACTAGAGAATTTACAGACGAAGAAATAAAAAGATACTATGTATCTACAACCGGTGACACTGAAGGGCCTGTTCCTGTTGATTATAGGAATGAAATAGCTAATGCAGCAGGTATAACAGTTAAAAGATCTAGTTTTGGCGAAAATATTCGAGAATATGCTGAACGATCAATTAATATAAATGAAATAGGACAATCTAAGATTGTTAATGCTAATACTGACGGCGGCACCCGTCCAATGCAAACTCCTACCAACGCTGAAAACGAAGACACTAAAGGTGAAGTTAACTGTTGTTTAGTAAACTTAACAGGCGACATTAGGCAAGCTACATTTTCTTCAGGTAAAAAAATTCAAACTATAATTGAAGAAATTATTATTACAAGTGAATTTGGCAGAAGCATTGCATCAAAGAAACCTGACTCGAATGGAATGATTCCGTGGTTTAGAATCGAATCACAAGTTTTTAATGCAGATTCTACAGCTGAAGTTGTTTCAACAACTGGTATTCCTTCGAGAATATTTGTTTATCGAGTAATACCGTACCTTGTTCATATTAGTAAATTCCAGAGCCCGAGTCAAAGCAGTCCTGGTATTCCGCAGTTAAAAAATCAGGCAATAAAAGAATACAATTATATATACACTGGAAAAAATAAAGACGTCATTGATTTCAATATCAAATTTGATGCAGCATTTTTTACAAGTATTAATGGCGATATGGGACAGATGGGTTCTGATAGCAAACAATCAGTAACACAGGAAACAACTGCAACTGGTCCTAATGTATCTCCAGGAGTATCTCCAGGAAACACTCAAGCGGGTGAACTAGGAAGAGCGCAATCTGCTGTTGCAGGTCCAAATAGACGAGACGGTGGCATTGGATTTTTAAGTCCAGAATCACAAATTGCTCGAAGTTTTAATGAAGCATTAATGAACAGTCCTGTAGACTTAATTGCAGTAGATCTAAAAATATTAGGAGATCCGTATTACATTTGTGATAGCGGAATGGGAAATTATAACGCACTTCAAGTTCCAGGAATTTTAAATATTACTAAGGACGGTACAATGAATTATCAAAACGGAGAAGTTGATATAGAAATCAACTTTAGAACTCCGTTAGACTATGGTCCTACAGGATATATGGATTTTCCAGGTGGCGGAACTGCTCCTGTAGGAGAATTTAGTGGATTGTATCAAGTTTTATTTTGTAAAAATGTGTTTAGTAACGGAGAGTTTACACAAGAACTCCAGACAATTCGTAGACAACGACAAAACTCGGCATTTACTGCTCCTTCACAATCCGGTATTCTTAATACTGATAATGCAGGAACGCAAATAGCACCAACCCCAGCTAATCCACAAGTTGGCGCAAATTCGGAAGGTGATGCTGGCGAAGCAGCAGCAAGGGCAAACGTAAATGGCGCTAATACTGCTGATCCTGGGTTTATACCTAGCAGACCAGCAAGTGCTCCTAGTCCATCTGCTGGCAGCACATACGACGATGCACCTCTAAGAGCGCTTAGAGCAAGACAAGCAGCTAATGCCTCTGCACAACAACAATCAGGACCGTTCTAAGGAATAAACAATGGCAGGACAAGATACTAGAACCCCAGACGCACAACCAAAGACGAGTTCATTTGACGGCCCTGGGCCGTTTATGGCAATTGTACGCAATCATTTAGATACTGAGTACATGGGATCTCTTGAGGTTGAACTTTTAAAAACAACAACTGAAGGCAACACGACTGATGCTACTGGAGAATTGGCAACAGTAAGTTATCTAAGTCCTTTTTATGGAATTACACCGTATAGCGGAACAAGTGACAATGAAGGTTTTGATTATACACAGAAAAGTTACGGTATGTGGGCAGTTCCGCCAGATGTTGGATCAACTGTCTTAGTTATATTTGCAGAAGGAAATAAAAGTCGAGGCTTCTGGTTTGGATGTGTACAAGAAAAGTTTATGAACTTTATGATACCAGGCAACGGTAGTACAAAGAATAATAAAACAGATCAAGCTAAAGTATTACCAGTAGGTGAGTATAATAAAAGAAATGAACCTGGATCTGGCAATCAGCCTACTACTTTCTTAAAACCAGTCAACGATGATGCAGTTACACAACTCACTCGGGCAGGTCTAATTAATGATCATATAAGAGGAACTACAACATCGAGTGCTAGACGAGAAGTACCTAGTATGGTATTTGGTATGAGTACTCCTGGACCGTTAGATCGTAGACCTGGTAAACCTAGAGTTAAAGTCGGCGGCGAAAATGCACAAACAGATATGCCAGCATCAAGACTTACGGGATCAAGTTTTGTAATGGACGACGGTGACCCTAGTTTATTTAGAAAAGGACCTGCTGCATCAACTCCTAGTGTATATGCATCATTGGCTGATGGCGGCGACCCTATGATTCCTGCTAATGAATTGATAAGACTTAGAACACGTACAGGACATCAAATATTGATGCATAATTCTGAAGACTTAATTTACATTGCACATGGCAGCGGGCAAAGTTGGATAGAAATGACACCTCAGGGTACAATTGACGTATATTCATCAGGGTCTATTAATTTTAAATCTGGCGGTGATATTAATCTAGCTGCTGGCGGCAATGTCAACATCGGCGCAGCTGGTGCTATTAACCTAAATGCTCCTACAACTAATGCAAATAATATTGGAGTTACAGGAAATTTAGATGTCAGTGGAACACTAAAAGCATCTACAGTAAGTGGTGTAAACGTAAAAGCAACACATCCTCATTTGCAAAGCGGTGGAGCTGCCGGAACTCCAACAGCACCAGCGGCTCCAGGATCAGGATCAGGCGGCAGCACTCCTGCTGCAATAAAAGATACATTTGAAGCATGCGTAGCAGCGACTGCTCCTCCGTCAGCTGGTGCAAGCTCAGAAGGCACTGCTGGCGAAGCAGAAGCAAGAGCAAATGTTACGAGTACACCATCGAGAACAGGTGCAGATACTGCGGATCCTGGACTACCTACAACAACGGCACCTACTACTGTTCCGCCACCGATATATTCAGGCCCAGGATCTTCAGTAGGAACAGGTGGATCAGCAACAGTTACAAGTACACCGTCAAGAGACGACCCGCTTCCTTAAGGTAAATACAGTATGAGCACATTAGAGAAAAAACTTTATAAAGAAATTACAGTAAAAGGTAACACTCGCCCTGACTACGGTATAGGCGAAAAAACTTATAAAGGATTCTCTACAGTTAATCCTGATAATATCGGGTTTCAGTTGTATGATTTGCAAATTGTAAAACAAGATATTATTAACCACTTTCACATTCGTCAAGGCGAACTTCTTAGCAATCCTAACTTTGGAACAATTATATGGGACATTTTATATGAACCATTAACTGAAAGCCTTAAGCAGATTATCGCCGAAAATGTAACTACTATTATTAACTATGATCCTCGAGTTAGTGTTACTAGTATTACAGTTGATCAGTACGAAAGCGGCATACAAATAGATGCAACACTTATATTTTTACCCTACAATATCGCTGAAAATATGCGACTAACGTTTGACCAAAACAACGGATTTTTAGCCAACTAATTATATACGTGGTTTATTCAAATTAATAAATACACTATAAGTTAGAGGAAAGCAAATCCATGTCAAGTACAGACAGACAAAACCGTTTATTAGTAGCAGAAGATTGGAAACGTATCTATCAGAGTTATAGAAACGCCGACTTCAAATCATACGACTTTGACAATCTTCGTCGTACAATGATCAATTACATTCGTCAAAACTATCCAGAAGATTTTAACGATTATATTGAATCATCAGAATACCTTGCACTTATTGATCTAATTGCTTTCCTAGGTCAAAACATTGCATTCCGTACTGACTTAAATGCTAGAGAAAACTTTTTAGAGCTTGCAGAACGTAGAGAATCAGTTCTCCGTCTTGCTCGTTTGCTGTCGTACAATCCTAAACGTAATCAAGCAGCTAATGGATTGCTTAAAGTTGACTCAGTTAGCACAACTGAAAGTGTTAGAGATTCAAACAACCTTAATTTAGAAAATCAAACGATTACATGGAATGATCCTAGTAATCCTAACTGGCAAGAACAGTTTACTAAAATTTTAAATGCAGCACTTCCAGTTAATTCTAATATTGGTCGTCCTGCTAAAAAAGATGTTGTTTCTGGAGTTCCGACAGAACAATATAGACTAAACAGTGCAAACAGTGACCTCCCAGTATACGGATTTAACAAAGCAATAGGTGGTACTACTAGTAGATTTGAAATTGTATCAACTGACATTGACAATGGCGAAATTAAAGAAGAAGCGCCATTTCCTGGAAATAATTTTGCATTCCTTTATAGAAATGACGGCCGCGGACCTGCAAGCTCGAATACTGGTTACTTTTGTCACTTTAGACAAGGTGCAATGGATCAAGGTACATTTACTGTTGACAATCCAAGCACTAATCAAGTTGTTGCAATTGATGCAACTAATATTAATAACTCTGATGTATGGCTTTATAAAGTTGACAACTATGGTTTAGAAGAAGAACTATGGTCAAAAGTTGATGCGGTTGAAGGCAACAATGTAATTTACAATAGTTTAAGCAAGAGTATTAGAAACATCTATAGTGTACTTACAAGAGCTAATGACAGAATTAGCTTAATATTCTCAGATGGCACGTTTGGTAACTTGCCACAGGGTAATTTTAGAGTTTATTATAGAACAAGTAAAAATCAAAGATTAATTATTGAGCCAGCAGATATGCGCGGTGTAAGTATTAAGATTCCTTATTACAGCAAAACAGGTAAGTCTGAACAACTTACAATGGTATTCCGTTTAAAATATACAGTTGACAATGCAAGTACAAGCGAATCAAGTGCAAGTATTAAAAGAAATGCACCAGCAACATACTACACACAAAACAGAATGATAACTGCTGAAGATTATCAAATTGCTCCATTGAGTATCAGTCAAGAAATCATCAAAGTAAAAAGTGTTAATAGAACAGCTAGCGGCATTAGTCGTTATCTAGACTTAGTTGATGCGACTGGAAAATACTCTAAGACCAATTTGTTTGGCATTGACGGTATTGTTACTAAAGAATTTTTAACACCTAAATCTAAATTTAGTTTTATTACTAAAACAGATATTGAAGGTGCTATTGCTAATATTATAGAACCTATACTTAGTGATAAAAAAGTAAGAAATTATTATTATAATAGTTTTCCTAAAACACTAGTGGCAGATTTAAGAGTAGCGTGGAACAGTCAAACAATTGATACTAATCAAAATACTGGGTATTTTACAAACTCGGTTGGCACACGATTACAGTTAGGAACATTTACTGCGAGTACTTTAAAATTATTAAAACCGGGCACACTTGTAAAATTTATTGCACCCGCAGGATCTTATTTTCAGAGTAATAATGACAATGCCCTAGAAATAGGCGATGCTAATGTAGCAGGCGCAGTTACATACAAATGGACTAAGATTATTAGTGTTGCCGGAGACGGAACTGCTACAAATGCAGATGGTACCGGACCTGTACTATTAAATGATAACATCCCAGAAGGATCTATCCTATCACAAATTATCCCTCGATTAGCAACTGAACTACAATCGGCAGTATCTTTACAGGTTATTGATCAAGTATTTGCATATAATAGCTTTGGTTTAAGATTTGATGTTAACTTAGGAGAATGGCGCCTAGTTACTACTAATAACTTAAATGTTGATAGCCCGTTTAGTATTGGTAAAACTGGTGACACCTCAAATCAACAATTAGATTCAAGTTGGTTATTATTATTTGAAACTGACGGAGAAACATATACAATTACTTATAGAGGTAGTAGATATGTATTTGAAAGTGCAGAAGAAATTAGATTTTACTTTGACAGTTCAGATAAGATCTATAATAACAGAACTGGAAAAATTATTAAAGATAAAATCTCTGTACTCAATATTAACAAGCAACCTGATTCTACTAGTCCGTTTACAATTGACTTTGATTGGGAAATTGTTGAAGAATATAGAGATGCTGAAGGATATGTAGACAGTAGTAAGATTCAAGTTAGTTTCTTTGACGATGATGACGACGGAGTAGTTGATAACCCTGAACTATTTGACGAAATTGTTAACGAAACTGTTAATAATTTAACAAAATATGTATTTCAAATAAAGTCTACTACACTCGACGGCGTTGAAGAATTTAATTATATATCGACAGATGTTCCGACTTCTGAAGGATTGTATACCTTTACAGATGGTACTGGAAGTATCAAAGTTATTGCGACTAAAGATCAATTAAGCAATACGACAATTTATAATAATGGACAAATATTTTATTTTATAGCTGAAGACTTATTCCAAGTATTAAACAAAACAACAGGCAATCTTGTTACTTCACAAAACTATCGTGCTAAAATTGGTAGAGACAAACTAAAATTCCATTATGTGCATGCAGCGGATGCAAGCACTAGAATAGATCCTAGTGTAAGTAATATAGTAGATGTTTATCTATTAACAAAATCATACGACAACGATTTTAGATCATATATTGAAGGTACAGTTACTACTAAACCGCTTGCACCTAGCAGCGATCAATTATATTTAAATTACGGACAACTGCTTAATAACATTAAGTCAATTAGTGACGAAATTATATATCATCCAGTTAAGTATAAGATACTATTTGGAGAAAACGCACCTTCCGATCTACAAGCAAAATTTAAAATTGTAAAGAACCCTGATATAGTGATTAATGACAACGAAGTTAAAACACGAGTAATTGCAGCAATTAATGAATTCTTTGCACTTGAAAATTGGGAATTTGGTGAAACATTTTATTTTACAGAACTAAGCACTTATGTTATGCAACAGCTATCACCTAACTTAGTGACATTTGTAATTGTTCCAAATCAAGCTTCTAGTACTTTTGGAAGTTTGTTTGAAATAAAATCAGAAGTTGATGAAGTGTTTATAAGCGGCGCATCAGTTGCCGACATTGAATTAATTGATAGCATAACTGCTACAAGACTTCGATCAACTGGATCAATTGTAACAGACGCTACGTCTGTTAATACAGGGATACAAAGCAGTGGACTATCAACCGGAGGGACTAACTAATAATGTCTTACGATAACGATCAAAATGAACAAGCGTTGCCAGCAGATGGAAATAATAAACGCAAAAGTGAATCTTTCCTTCCGAGATTCTTTAGAACCTCTCCTAACAAGAAGTTTTTAAATAGCACACTTGACCAACTAATACAACCAGGTGTTGTTGAAAAACTTAACGGATATGTTGGTAGAGAAACTGCAAAAGCGTACACTGCAACTGACAATTATATTGGCGATATATCAGCTGATAGATTTAACTATCAGCTTGAGCCAGCAGCAGTTATTAAAGACAACTTAGATAATGTTACTTTTTATAAAGATTATAATGACTTTGTAAATCAATTAAACAATTTTAATAAAGCTAACGATAACCATAGCGTATTCAACCAGCAAGAATATTATGCATGGAATCCTAGTATTGACTGGGATAAGTTTAGTAATTTCCGTGAATATTACTGGTTGCCATTAGGTCCGCAAACTGTTGGTGTTGCAGGTAATACAATTGATGTTGAAAGTACATACACAGTTCGTGTCGGCGACAACGTTGATAATAACACTTATATCTTTAGTCCAGACGGGTTAACACAAAATCCTACAATTACTCTATATAGGGGAATTACTTATAAGTTTGATATTGACACTCCAAATTTACCATTTACAATTAAAACTAAGAAAACTCTCGAAGCTGGATTTGAATTAGATAGTTCAAGTATTCTTGTGCTCGAAGGAGTAAGCGTTCAAGGTTTAGAAAAAGGAATCAGTACATTACAATTAGGAACAGATACTCCTGACGTACTATATTATGTAGCAGCAAATGATTTAGAAGCTAGCGGAACTATTATTGTTAAGGATATCAGTGAAGCAACATTTATTGATGTTGAAAAAGAAGTTTTAGGCAAGCGTTTTTATAAAAGTAGCAACGGTGTAGAACTATCAAATGGAATGAAGATTGAATTTACGGGCGAAGTAGAGCCTGTGTCTTATTCTGAAGGTACATACTATGTTGAAGGAGTTGGCGACAAAATTAAACTAATTGCTGAAGCTAGTTTAAATGTTCCTACTGCATTCACTGCTGATATCGATGTAGAATTTGATGCACAAGGATTTGATAGATTACCTTACAGTGTTGCAATTGGTTATCCTGAAGATAAAGATTACATTGTAATCAACCGTTCAAGTAATGACGGAAACCTATGGAGTCGTTATAATCGCTGGTTCCACAAAAGTGTTGTTGAAGCAAGTGCAGCAGCAAATGGACAAGAAGTTGAACTTGATCAGTTGCAGCGTGCAAAACGTCCTATTATTGAATTTGAAGCAAATTTAAAATTAAACAACTTTGGTACTTTTGCAAAAGTAGATGTTGACGTAGTTGATGATTTTACAACTGATGTATTTTCTACTATTGAAGGATCACCGGGCTACAATGTCGACGGAGTTGATCTTGCTGATGGCATGCGTATTATGTTTACTGCTGATACTGACACGTTAGTAGCAGGCAGAATTTTTAAAGTAACATATATTAATTTTTCAAGTGGTTCGGCAACTAATAGACAAATTACTCTAGTTCCAGAAACAGATTCTATTCCACAAACTAACGAAGTAGTATTAGTATTAAATGGTACAACGTACAAAGGTAAAATGTTGTACTATACTGGCACAGAATGGAAACTTACACAAGACAAAACACAAGCTAATCAACCGCCATTATTTGATATATTTGATGGTGACGGCAATTCATATTCTGACATTACAGTTTATGAATCCTCAACATTTACAGGAAACAAAGTATTCAGTTATAAGACCGGAACAGGTACAGCAGTTGATAGTGAATTAGGATTTCCTATCTCTTATAGAAATATTAACAACGTAGGTGATATTGTATTTGACTTTAACTTATTAAGTGGAGCGTTTACATATACAGTTAATAATGATTCTTTTACTAAGAATACTGATATTGGATTCTTAAGAAAATATTCAAGTTTAGAAACATATACTACGTTAACAGGTTGGAAGAAAGTCAATACGCCGAGCGAGCAGTTGGTAATTAGACAGTATGTATTTGATAATACTAGCACAGGGTTTACTATTGATGTTTATGATAATAGTGGTCTATTGTCTGATCTATGGACACGAGTTTACTTAAACAATAAACTACAGTTTGAAGATGTTGATTACATAATTAGTAATGACATTAATAATAATGCAGTTGTAACATTTACTAATTCTCTTACATTAAATGATGTAGTTATTATTAAGACACGTTCTGCAACAGTTAAAAATGATAACGGATATTATGAAATACCAGCCTCGTTAGAAAGAAATCCGTCTAACGAAAATATTACAGAATTTACATTAGGCGAAGTTAATGATCATGTTGCTACAATTATAGAACAATCAGATAACTTTGTAGGAACATATCCAGGACCTAGTAATTTGCGCGACTTGGGAAATGTTACAGAATATGGTCGAAGATTTGTACAACATAGTTCGCCGATGAACTTAGCATTGTATCATATGTTAGATGATGATGCAAATGTCGTTAAAGGCTTAAAGTTTGCAATGAATCAGTATTCAACTTTTAAGCGTCTGTTCTTGCAATTAGCAGAAGATATCGAACTAAGTGGTAATATTAAAAATCAAGTTGATTTAATTTTAACAGAAATTAATAAAGATAAAACTTCGTCACAGCCGTTCTATTTCAGTGACATGGTGCCTACTGGAGCAACTAGAAAATTAACAACGGTAGTTATTGATGCCGACGAAGTATTTTATCCATTATCTAAAGCATTCTCGTTATCTACACCGTCAAGAGTAGCAGTACAAGTATACCTTAACGATGTTCAGATGATACACGGGAAAGATTATACATTTAATAGCGAAGGTTACATATTATTAACTGCAACTAAGCAGCCTGACGATGTTGTTGATATTTACGAGTATGAAACAACTAACGGTAGTTTTGTACCTCCTACTCCTAGTAAACTAGGATTATACCCTGCATACGAGCCTACAAAGTATTTAGATAACACGTATCTAGTACCTAGAGAAATTATCCAAGGACACGATGGCAGCAAAATTGCAGCATTTAATGACTACCGTGATGAGTTAATACTTGAGCTTGAAAAACGTATATTTAATAATATTAAAGTATCTTACGATACTAATTTCTTAGATATTCATAGCTTAATAGGCGGTAACTATAGAAACACACAGGTTACTAAAACGCAGATTGACAGAGTTATGTTAGCTGACTTCCTACAGTGGTCAAAACTTATCGATCAAGATTATACGTTGCATGATTTCTTTGACAGATCAAATTCGTTTACATTTAACTATGCCGGTAGCACAAGTCCTACAGGTGCTACACTTCCAGGATTCTGGAGACAAATTTATCAGCAAGCATATGATACTGATCGCCCGCATACTCATCCGTGGGAAATGCTTGGTTTTACAATTATGCCTGCGTGGTGGGAAACACAATACGGTCCTGCTCCTTATACTAAAGAAAACTTGTTGCTATGGCAAGATCTTGAAGCAGGTATTGTAAGACAGCCAGGCGTGAAGTATGTAATACGCAACAATTATAAGCGTCCAGGACTATTGCGTCATATTCCAGTTGACAGCGAAGGCAATTTAATGTCTCCGATTGAATCGGGATTTATTAATTACTTTGATAATCAATTATTAGACGAAAGTTTTGTATTCGGTGACGGCGCCCCAGTTGAAACCGCATGGAGATCAAGTAGTCAATATCCATTTAGTGTAATTACAGCATTTGCAATTAATAAACCTCATATGTTATTTGCTAATGGTTTTGACAGAATTCATCAAGTTCGTAATAATTCAAATGAGTTAGTTTATGCTACAACTGGTACAAGAATCCAATTAGCTGACATAGTATTTCCTAACACATATGAAGATACTACTCAAGTTTATACTAGCGGTATAATAAATTATATTGCAAACTATCTAGCTTCTGATGTAACAGCATCGTACACTAAGTACAAATCAAATATTACATCTATTAAAAATCAACTAGGATACAAACTAGCAGGATTTACTGATAAAGATAAGTTTAGATTAATATTAGATAGTCGCACTCCTTTAAATGAAGGCAATGTATTTGTTCCAGATGAAAACTACAAAATTTTCTTAAACACAAGTACTCCTATTAAAACTGTTTCGTACAGCGGTGTTATTATTGAACGCAGAAGCGACGGTTATGTTATTAAAGGATATGACACTAGTATTGCATCGTTTAAATATTATGCAGCAATTTCTACCCAAGCTGATCCTAGTATCAACATCGGCGGAATAAGCGAAAGCTACCTAACATGGGCTGCTGGTAAACAATACATTGCTGGCCAAAATATTGAATATCAAGGTTCTTACTACCGAGCAAAATCTAATTTTACAAGCAGTACAGAATTTGATACAACTAACCTCAGTAAACTTGCATCGTTGCCGTTAATTGGTGGTAGAAACGCATTTGTAAGAAAAAAGTTTAACAAGAATATTGTTCTAGAAGCAGATTATGGTCAATTATTTGTTACTATTCAAGATGTAGTTGACTTCTTATTAGGTTACGGCGAATACCTAATGGATCAAGGATTTGTGTTTGATTACTACGAAGGTGATGCAAAAGTTGTACTAAACTGGCGACATAGTGTAAATGAATTTTTATTCTGGACTACACAAAATTGGGGCGAAGGTAGTGTTATTACATTAAGTCCTGCGTCTACACAATTAAAATTTGTAACAGAATATTCTATGGTAGATAACATCTTTGATGGCACATACGGATATACGTTATTAAAATCAGATGGCACTCCGTTAGTGCAGGAATTTTCATCACTAGGCCGTTCTCCTAATGAGTTTGTTATCAGACCAAGAAATACAGCAGACGGAGTATTTGCTGTTAAACTTCCACTTGTACAAAAAGAACATGTTTTATTAATTGATAACAAAACTGTTTTCGGCGATGTAATTTATGATACACAGCCTGGTTATAGACAAGAGAGAATTAAAGTTCTTGGCTATGTTACACAAGAATGGGACGGTAGCTTAAACATTCCTGGTTTTGTATATGACGATGCTACAGTTACTAATTGGGAAAGTTGGACCGATTATGCAATAGGAAGTATTGTAAAATATAAAGAATTTTATTACAGTGCATCAACTAAGTTATCTGGAACAGAAAACTTTAATGCATCTGATTGGAATCGTTTAGAGGCAAAACCAGAAGCTGGATTATATGCAAACTTTGAATACAAGACAAATCAATTTGCAGATTTTTACGACTTAGACTCGGATAATTTTGATACTGAACAACAGCGCATGGCTCAGCATCTAATTGGTTACCAAAAGCGTCAATACCTTGAAAATATTATTAATGACGATGTAAGTCAATATAAATTCTATCAAGGCATGTTGCAGGACAAGGGAACTAAGAACTCCCTAACAAAACTATTTGACGTATTAAGTAGTAACGATAAAGATAGCTTAGAGTTCTACGAAGAATGGGCAATCAAAGATGGTCAATATGGAGCCAGCGACGGATTTGAAGAATTTGAATTATTATTAGATGAAAGTAAGTTTAGACTTACTCCGCAGCCTATTGACCTTGTAACAAGCACTACCGGTACTGAAACTGATCTAGTTTACAGAATTCTTCCATACGAAGTTTATCAGAAAACTCCTAATTATGATCATAAGCCGTTTCCAGAAAAATATGTAGATACAAGTTATGTAAAAAATGCAGGGTACGTAAATCCTCAAGATGTCCGCGGTATTGCTACGTCATATAGTAATATTGCCGACTTTGCGTTTTCAGATATTAGACAAAATGATTATATCTGGATCGGCAATGATAATCTTGATTGGAATGTTTACAAGCACATTGACACTGATTATATAGTTGAATCGGTATCAGAAGGAACTACTCAGTTTACACTAACACTTACTAAAACTCCGACTGATATTGCAGTTGGCGATGTTATTGGATTACATAGTTTTAGCAATTATGTTGAGTATAATGCTGAAGATTCAACAGCAGCATCGACTACAGAAAAATTTGATTTAGAAGGATTTTATACTGTAGCTTCTATAACTGGTAGCAAGATTGCAGTAACAACGTCAGCAGCACAAACTGAAATACCAGAGTGCGTTGGATCTATTACCCGCTTCTTGAAAGTACGTGCTTCTAATATAACGGAAGCAAATACAATTGTACAAAAAAGTCTAACACCTAGTGATTATATATGGATCGATGATGTTAATGGTGTTGGTAAATGGGCAGTACTTAAAAATGAAAATTCGTTTATAGAGAAGTTACGATTAACTAAACCGTCTAATTCTTTAGATATCTCGTTTGGTACTGCATTAAGTGTTGATGATAGAAATACTACATTAATTGTTGGTTCACCTGATGAAGGCGACGGCAGAGTTTATGTTTACAATCGTGCTGCTGATTCGTTAGCCTTTGTGCAAACACAAGTAATAGAACCATTTAAATATGGTGATGATTTAGAACGCTTCGGCGCAGCAGTAGCAATTAGTCCAGACGGTGCGTATGTAATAGTTGGTTCACCTAATGCTTCTAACGTAAAAACAAAATATGCAGGCGAATTTGTCGCAGGCGATGATTATGTTAAAGGATCAGTTGTTTCTCAAGGTGAGCAGTTGTGGAAATCATTAGTTAGTATTCAAGGTGCTACTGCAAACATTGAATTTAATAGTTTTAATTCGATGGCCAATATTGTAGATAATTTAGACATCGAGTCTAATGCTACATCCACTATACAAGGGTTATTAGTAGGTAATTATGCAATTAATCCAAATACTGGAGCATTAGCATTTACAACTATTCCTACAAATCACTTGTTGGTTAGAGCACCTTTTGAGCAATATCAAGGTAGTGGAATTAATGACCAAATTAAATTAGCATGGAATCAAATAACATATGCTAACCAATCATTAGCGCCGCTCGAATCTCGTGAGCCGTTTAACGGGTCATTTGCAGAAATTGATGCAACGTTTTTACAACAGACACACACTATACAAAAGAAAATTGATGTAGTGTTATATATTAATGCTTCGACTAATCAACCAGAAATTGGTGATATATTACAAACACAAACTGCGTTCGGTACAGTTGATTATGTGTATTTAAGTGGTGCTGAAACAATAATATACTTAACAAATGTTAATGGTAGTTTTGAAACCAATGACAGTTTGTTTAGAGACGACGGCGACTTTATTGGAGAATATATTAAGCAAGGACCTACTGACAGTATCGATACAGGTACTGAGCTTGGCGGCTTCTGGTTTATTAATACTCCGTCTTATACTCCTACAATATTTACAGAAAATGTAGATCAAGCTAGAGCCCTTGTAGTATATGATGTTATTCCAGACGGTATAGATACTAATAGACTATTTGTTAATTCTTTAGATTACAAGCCTAATATAATAAGCAGTCAAAATACTTATAATGCGTATATCGAAAAATTAAGTTTTCGAGGACTTCCAGGACCTGGAGGATCAAACGACGATTTCTTAAGTAGTTTATATGTAGTTAGAGCTCCTAGTGCAGTTAGTGTAACTCCGGGATCTACACTTAATTTATATGTTAATCAATTACCAATATACGACAGTGGCATTGTTCGTGACTTAACAACTATTGGACTATCGACAACTGTTACTAATAAATTGCAAACAGTGTACGATGTGTGGGACGGTTATATTAACCTCAATTTTACAAAATTTGATGCAGGCAATAACCCGTATGAACCTAAAGTTGGTCAAACAGTAAGAGATTTAAAAACTGGTGCAACTGCTATAGTCGCATATTATCAGAGAAACAACCTTAATGCAACATTATTTGTTAAGAATGTATCTGGTACGTGGAGTAACGGCGATGTATATGCTGATAATACTGAAATTGAATTCTTAGCAATTCCAGGAGATCCTAGCCCTACATATCAAGCCGACAGAACAATAGGCCAAGTACAATATGTAAGTTTAGGATTACCGAGCGAAGGCATAGGTAAACTGTTAGTATTTGATGCCGGCGCAGATATAGCAATAACTTTAACTTCAAGATTATTAGATATAGAATATTGGTTCTATACTTCTGGAACAGTATTAGGTATTCCTAGACTAGCTAATACTCCAAGTGCATCTAATAATGAATGGACTCAAGTATACCAAATCACTGCCGAAGCAACTGGGACTCCTAGTAGTCTTACTAATGAAGGATTATATACACTTTATTCAAGAGCTGCTCCTGGTAGATACAATCCTGTAGCAAGCTATACAGTTCCTGAAAAGCAATCTAACCTTAAACTTGGTAGTAGTGTAAAGATTACCAAATACAACGATTTGTATAGAGGATTTGTTCATGCCGAAGGTACTAAAAGCACCAGCTTACCGGGCAGATTGTACTTCATTAAGAAAGGTGAAGAAAACGGATTAACATACAACTGGGATTATGCAAAGAATAAAACTTTTAAAGGTACATTTAGTACAGGAGCTAACTACTTTACAAATGATATAGTATATCTAAATAATAATTTATATATTGCAAAAACTAATCTTGCTGCGGGAGCATTTAATTCTAACGATTGGATATTAACGCCAGACTTAGTTGATTACGTTGGATACATTCCAAATTCTACAGGTTTGCGTGTAGGATCAAATAGCAATGTAGTATTAGATCAAACAGGTTTAGAAGAAATTGCATCGCAATTTGATGTTGCAACATCTGGAGAAGTATTAATTGTAAATGCATTATATGATGTTACTAAACCTAATCAAGTTGTAGTTTACAGATCAAACAATGGGCAGTTTGAAAAGTCACAAGAGTTAGAAGCACCTGATAAAACATCGGCATTTGGTCAAGCAATAGCAATATCAGACGACGGAACTGTGATTGCAATTAGTGCTCCGTTAAATGATGACCTCCTTGCTGATCAAGGTGTAGTTTATATATACAAGCAAGTTAATGGAGTATTTGAATTATCACAAATATTAAATAGTCCTAAAAATGAGCGTGCAGAGATGTTTGGCTGGAAATTACAGTTTGACGGTGAGAAACTACATATCTCTGCTAGAAATGCAGATTCAGATGCTAAGACATATTTTGACAATTACCAAACTGTGTTTGACGGCAATTTTACAAGTTTTAAAAATATAATTGCTGACGTAGGAGTTGTATATGTTTACGAAAAAGTATCGTCAGCGATGATACTTGCACAAACAGTACAAATAGCAGATGCTGACGTAAATTACTTTGGCAGAAATATACTTGCTAAAAATAATCACTTATATGTTGGATTACCTAATAAAATTGATGGATCTAGAATTGGACAAGTATTAGATTTTTCTAACAACAAATTTAGTACAATGTGGACTACGCATAGAGTTGCTAAACCAACAGTTGATATTGATAAAATTAAAAAGATGTTCCTATACGATACAAAGGACAATCAGTTATTAACTTACTTAGATTATATTGATCCAATTCAAGGAAAAGTTGCAGGGGTTGCTGAACAAGAATTAACATTTAAAACATATTACGATCCTGCATTATATGACACTTCTACTGTTTCTGGTACTACTATTGATGTAACTAATAGTTGGGGCAGTGAACACGTAGGCGAAGTATGGTGGAATCTAACTAACGCTAAATTCTACAACCCGTATCAAGGAGATGTAATTTATAGCACACAAAACTGGAGTAAATTATTCCAAGGTAATAGTATCGATGTCTTCGAGTGGGTAGAATCAACCGTGTTACCTAGCGTATGGGATGCTCAAGCTGATACTGAAAATGGATTCGCAAAAGGTTATAGCGGAACAAGTTTATATGGAGATAGTACTTACAGTACTAAGCGCAAGTACGACAGTATAGCAGGTACATTTAAGACAACTTATTATTTCTGGGTCGCTAACAAGAAAACTATTCCAGATGTAGAATTTAGAAATATTAATATCAGTGATGTTGCTGATTATATTGCTGATCCAGTTGCTAAAGGATATACATTTGTTGGCTTAATTAGTCCGAGCAGCTTTGTAATGTATAATGTTGAAAGATTTATCAAGGGAACTGACGTTGCGTTAAGTACACAATTCTGGACTATTGATAATCAAAATCAAAACGTTCATAATCAATATCAGATTATATCAGAAGGACTAGAAACAAGTCAGCCTAACAGAGATATTATTAGAAAATGGTACGATAGTTTAATTGGATATGACGAACAATATCGTGTTGTTCCTGATCCAAGTTTAAGCACTAAGCAAAAGTACGGTTCACTTAACAAACCGAGACAGAGTTGGTTTATTAATAGAGCCGAAGCATTAAAACAGTTTGTTGAAAGAACTAATCTTATTCTTAAGGAAAACTTAATTGTAGATGACAAGATCTTTACCACATTGTTTAATGCCGACCCTGCTCCAACAGCAGTTTCTGCGCAATGGGATGCAGAAGTTGATACAATAGATGATTTAGCATTTGTTGGTGTTGCAAAGGCAACACAAGCTGTGTTAACGCCTGTAGTAGTTAATGGTAAAATTATAACAGTTAATATTGTAGACCCAGGTAGAGGTTATAGAGTTCCACCTACTGTAACTATTACTGGCGAGGGTTCGGGAGCAGAACTACAAACGACTATTGATAATTTAGGTCGAGTAAATGGAGTTAATGTTATTCAATCTGGAGAAAATTATAATGATACTCCTACGTTAACTGTAAGAAGATTTACTGTATTAGTTAACAGTGATACTACGATTCAAGGTAAATGGGCAATTTACGAAAGAATTAGTGAATCAAGATCATGGAACAGAATAAAAAGTCAAAGCTATAATGTAAGATTGTATTGGGATTATGCAGACTGGTATGCTACTGGATATAGCGAGTTAACTGAAATTGATTATCTAATTGATAATAGCTATGAGCTTACTGCATTAAATGACGCTATTGGTGATGTTATTAAAATATCTACAATAGGTTCAGGCGGATGGCTATTGTTGGAGAAAATAGATAGTCAAGATACTGAAGATTATACTATAAATTATAAAACAGTAGGCAGACAAGACGGAACAATTCAATTTAAATCTACATTGTATGATTCAGCTGAATCGTCTACAGGGTTTGATACTATAAGTTTTGATACAAAAATTTACGATAGTGAGCCAGTTATTGAACTTAGAACTATTTTAGAATCTATTAAAAATGATTTGTTCATTGATGATTTATTAGTTGACTTTAATGCATTATTCTTTGCAAGCCTGCGCTATGCATTTAGCGAACAGACTTATATTGACTGGGCGTTTAAAACTAGTTTTATTAAAGCTAAACATAATGTTGGAATGCTACGAGAAGATATCACGTTTAACAACGATAATCTTCCAAGCTACGAATCATACATTAAAGAAGTTAAACCGTTTGGCACTAAAATTAGAGAGTACCTAAGCGCATATCAAGGACTTGACAACACAAGTACTGTAGTTACTGATTTTGACTTACCTCCGGCATACGATACAGTTGAAGGAAAAATTCTTCCACAATCTGTAAAAGTGCAAGACGGTGTTTTAGTTGGAGTAAATGCTAATATTGAAACATATCCAAATAAAAATTGGTTAGACAATAATGGATACAAAGTTGTAAAAGTTGAAGTAGTTAATCCTGGTAGCGGATATAGGAGTGCTCCTGTGCTGTTGTTGTCAAGTGATAGCGGCTCGGGCGCAATATTAAAAGCACATATTGGAACTAACGGCACAGTAACTAAAGTTGATGTAATAAGTTCAGGTAATGGTTATTACACTGCTCCTACGATATCAGAATTAAACAATATTGAAGATGATGGCGAAGCTGCTACTTACAGTGTTCAAATAGGCGAAAGTCCTGTTAGAGGAATGCACACTATTGTTAAGTTTGACAGGACTACAGGAACATATGTTTATACAGTATTGAATCATACTGAGACATTTACAGCAAGTGGCAATAAATTTGAGTTTGATTTAGTTTGGCCAATGGATTTATTAAAATCAAATGTAAAGGTATTTGTTAGCAATCAAGAGGCATTAAATAGCGAGTACACTTATACTAATGTACTTGATACTACCAAAGGGTATGATCGTTATTACGGGCAAATTGAATTTACTAATGCTCCAGAAGCTAATAAACTAATAAGAGTTGAATATAAAAAATCTATCAACTTAATGCAAGCTCAAGACAGAATTAATAATTATTATACACCTACTACAGGAATGCCTGGTAACGATTTAAATCAACTTATGACTGGTCTTGATTATGGCGGAGTAGAAGTTAAGAGCTTTGACTTTAGCGGCGGCCGAGGATGGGATTCTGAAGGATGGTATGAAGAAACTTGGGATAGCTATGACACATCGTTTGAAGATGAAATATTCGAACTTGACGGTTCGACTATAAGTCTTGATCTTGCAGCGCCATTAGCAAGTGGAGTTGTTTATAACGTTTATAAAAATGGTGTAAGAGTAGATGATATTAACTACGGTACAGTTAACCCTGTAACAAATCCGAACGCAATATGTCAGAGTATTACAGGCGATGGTGTAACACAAGTAGTGTTCCTTGATAATGATGGCCTTGATCTTGCTAACCAAGCAGGTGATATTATCATCATTAGAAAGACAACTAGTGATGGTACATATTTGCCTGATCCTAACAGCTACGATACTATATTGACAGGCGGAGCATTAAATTATTCAACTGCAACTGGTCTAAGAGCTGAAGACATTACTATCGACGGTGACGGATTTGTAACACAAACTACAAGTGCAGGCCCGGAAGAATTAGTACCAGGACAACTGCTCGACACAGTTGATATTAAAGTTTATGAAAGACCGCAAGCTGGTAGCAGTCAGATTACGTCAAGAAATTATACAGGTGATGGTGTAACTACAACGTTTAGTTTAGACACTACGCCACTGCAAGCAAATAGTTTGTTTGTAAAAGTAGGATTTAATATTATATCAGCTGATGCATATACTGTAGATTATGCTGCTAAGACTATTACATTCAATACTGCACCTGCATTAAACGCAAAAGTACATCTAGCAGTACTAGGAGTAAGCGGTACTGACATCCTTGATATTGATAATATTATTGCTGACGGTACAACTAATAAATTCTTAACTAATGTAAGATTTGATACTGAGCTACAGTACTTTATTACTGTAAATGGTGAAGCATTAAATAATGTAGTTGAACAAAGTGATGATACTTATGATTATCCTAATAATGCTGTAATATCATTAGCTACACCGCCAGAAGCAGGTAGTGTAATAAGTTATGCATTCTTTAAAGGCGAAACACAAAACTTTAGTGAAGTGTCAATTGATACATTTACTGCTGATGGCAGCACTGTAGAATTTGCACTAAACCAAACACCATTTAATAATGAACCAAGTGCTTGGTTTAGTGTTGTGAAAGTTAACAACAAAATCCTTAATGCAGGGTATACACGCCGATTTGTAACAACGGCATCTAAGCGTGAATATCAGTTAGAAGAATTCCAAATTCCAGCAGGAACGATCGATAACAGGCAAATAAAAGTATTTTTAAATAACGTAGAATTAACTTATAATACTGAATGGACGTTTACCGGATCAAAATCAAACAGCACAGGTAGTACTATTAGACTAAAGGCTAGAGTTAATCAACAAGACGGTGACATATTAAATGTGTATGTTACTAATGATGGCGAATACCGTTATGGATATTTTGATACAAATAACGAGTTTGTATCAACACCTGGCATATTACATCTTGATAGCGCATACAACGAAGGCGATATCATAACAGTGTATCAGTTTAGCAACCATGACTCGCAAGGCTTTGATAGACAGCAGTATGATGTTGTAGACAGAGTATCTCTAACAGTTGGGACAGACGACTGGTATAGATATAATCATTTAACTGCTGGACTAATTGAATTATCAAAGCCTGCACTTGATGCACAATATGTATGGGTTACACTAAACGGCGAATTACTAATACCAAGTGTACATTATTATGTAACTGATAACAAACGTTATGTTAAAATTGATATAGGCATTGAAGAAAATGATGTAATTGAATTGCTACATTTTGCAGATCCTATATTAGTTGACAAGTATGGATGGAGTCAGTTTAAAGATATGCTTAATAGAACACATTACAAGCGTCTTGACGATAGAAATGGTGTTATGCTTGCTGCTGATCTAAACTGGTACGATCAAAGTATTACAGTAACAGATGGATCTAATCTTCCTGAACCAAGTCCAACAAGTAGTGTTCCTGGAATATTGTTTATTGCAGGCGAGCGTATCGAATATTTTGTAAGAAATGGAAATGTATTGAGTCAATTACGCAGAGGTACGTTAGGTACTGGTGTTAAAGCAATTTACTTAGCAGGTGAAAATGTTTACAACCAAGGTCCTACAGCAACTATGCCATACAAAGACGAAACATTAACTACACAATTCTTAGCAAATGGTACAACGGCAGACTACACACTAGACTTTGAGCCAAGTAGTATAAACGAGTTTGAAGTATTTGTAGGTGGCAGACGTTTGCGTAAAAACGCAATTAGTAGCTACAATTTTACTACTCTTACTGCGCAAGATAGCCCAGAAGGCGATGTTACATTGCCAGCGGAATTTAGTGTAGACGGTACTACATTAACATTAACAGAAACACCGACCGAAAACGTTAAGGTTATTGTTGTTAGACGTCAAGGAATACTATGGAATGTACCTGGAACACCATTAGGTGAATCAGATTCTGACATCAGTAGATTCTTACGTGCAGCAACAGTTGACCTGCCGCGATAAATACAACAGCAGGATAGGAACTATGACAGATAAATTAAACGAACAAAGCGGTGTGCTGCTACAAGGACACATTAAAATACACAATCCAGAAACTGGTGAAGTAATTGTAGACAAACGCAATGCTATTCATTATGAAAATATGAGTATTAGCCTTGCAGAAAGTTTAGGCAATGCTGGTACAGGATGGATTTATCAAATGGGCTTTGGAAACGGCGGCACTAGTGTTGACCCTACTGGTATTATTACATATTTGACACCTAATAGTACTGGTACAAATGCTAGTTTGTACAACGAAACATTTACTAAAGTAGTAGATGATCGAAGTGTAAATAATCTTGATCCTGCACGTAATAAAATTGAAACTCGCCACGTTAGCGGCACAAATTATACTGATATTTTAGTAACTTGCTTGCTAGATTACGGTGAACCTAATGGACAAGATGCGTTTGATACTGCTACTAATGCTGATAGCCTTTATGTATTTGACGAATTAGGGTTAAAAGCATATAGTGCTGACGGCAACGGCAGGTTACTAACACACGTTGTATTCCATCCTGTACAAAAGTCACTCAATAGATTGATTCAAATTGATTATACAGTTAGGGTACAGAGTTTAACTGGTTTTAATGGGGCATAATTAGATGGCATATACAATACAATTTACTGATAGTGCTGAAAAAGACCCTATTGTAGTCGAAGATCAGACAATTAACACTGACACTAGTATTAAATTACCTGGCAGAAACAGTACAGGTTACGGTGCTGCAATTGCCGAAGATTTACTACATTTATTAGAAAACTTCGCAAGTCCTACAGAACCGTCAAATGCGATCGAAGGTCAATTATGGTACAATAATAGTACAGAACAATTGCTAATATACGATGGAACAATCTGGATATCAGCAAGCGGACTTAAAAAGAGCACTACAGAGCCTGATACTACCCAAGCATTAGCAGGTGATCTATGGGCAGACACCGACAATCAGCAATTGTACTTGTTTACTGGTTCTAACTGGATACTTGTTGGTCCAAGTTTTAGTCAAGGATTAACAACTGGTGCACAACCTAATACTGTTGTTGGCCAAGATAATGCAGAATATACAATCATTGAAATTCAAGTTAATGCTAACATTGTTGCTATTATTGCATTTGATACATTTACACCTAAAGCAACAATTAATGGATTTGCAGGCGTGCAAATTCGTCCTGGAATTAACTTAGCAAATAGAGATACTGACGCCGACGGCGTTAACAATGTTAAATTCTATGGTACTGCTGAGAAGGCAGAAAGTTTAATTGTTAGTAATTTACCAATACCGGCCGCTAATTTCTTAAGAAGTGACGTAGAATCGACTACTGTATTTCCATTAAATGTACAAAATAACAGCGGTATTGCATATGGTATTAATGCAGAACTTAATATCGGAGTTGAAGGTAGCGCAGGCGTTATACAGCATAACATCGAAGGCTCAAATATTGACTTTAGAGTTAGAAACGCAGGAAATAGTAATACTGTACTGCGAGTGGATTCAAGTTTAAGAGTTGGTATTAATAACGAAGCTCCTGATGAAGCACTAGATGTTACAGGTAATGTTAAAATTAGCGGAATTGTTACAACAAATGACGTTACACAGAGTACTACAATTAGCAATGGTGCATTAGTTGTCAAAGGTGGTGCAGGCATTGCTAAGTCAATTAATGTCGGAGATTCGATTAGAGTACAAAAAAGTATTACATTAGGTAATAATGATTTAGTTGTTGATACTACTGCTAGTGATTTGATATTACCTGATCTTAACAACACTAGAAACATTGGTAGAAGTGATTTAAGATGGCGTAAAATTTATGCAACTACTTTCTTAGGAAACTTAGAAGGCCAAGTTAGTGGTAACGTTAGCGGCAAAGCTGGAAGCGCTGACAAATTAACAAGTTCAACTACATTTAGAATGCAAGGTGATGTTGAAACTGTTGAAAAAGCATTTGACGGACAAACAGGCGGCGGCGTAAAAGAGTTTACTTTAAGATTAAAAAATACAGTTATTAGTGAAAAAACATCTGAACCTAATAGTTTGTCTAGCGATGAATTTTTAATTGACAGAACAACTGGGTCAGATAAAGGTTTAAAACGTATATCAAGATCAACATTGTTTAATAGCATTGTAGGATTAACACCTATAGGCAGCATTATGCCTTACGCTGGTCTTTCAGAACCTCCAGGATGGAAATTCTGTAACGGGCAAGAACTTTCTCAAGGCACATATAACGATTTATTTGTATTAATTGATTTAAATTACGGTCCTACTCCAAGCGCTGGATACTTTAATCTTCCTGATCTAAGAGGCAGATTCCCACTAGGTAACTTGTTAATGGGCGGCCTTACTCCGCCGGTTGATGATCCGGATACTAGAAATAGAGGATCAAATGCAAGCGTACTAGGCGCTGTTGATGGCACTGATACAACTACAATAGATTTAGAAAACTTACCAGAACACCAACACGATATGAAGTCGGCTACTGGTCAGCAATTCTATGCACACAGAGAAGTAGACGGTCGAGACGAGTTACCGACAGGGGTTCAAGGATCAACTTTACAGACTGGTCCAGAAGACTTATCACAGAGATTGCCTAACAGTGGCGATGTGCTTGTTCCTGCAGGTAGTGATTTTAGTGAAGTTGGTGCACCTATTGACATTATGAACCCATTCCAAACTATTAATTATATTATCTACACAGGAGTCGTAGCATGAGCTATAAAATAAACAAAACAAACGGCGAGTTGCTAGTAGAACTTACAGACGGTGTAATTGATACAGTATCTACAGATATTACATTAGTAGGTCGAAATTATAAAGGGTTTGGCGAAGCATTTAACGAAAATTTTGTTAAAATAATTGAAAATTTTGCAGCAACTAGTGCTCCTAGTAATCCTTTAAAGGGACAACTATGGTACGATACTGGCGAAAATAGATTAAAAATATATGACGGTTCGAGTTTTAGAACAGCAGGGTCTCCTACAGTAAGTAGTAATCAACCTACAAACTTAGTATCAGGTGATCTATGGATTGACAATGCTGAAAATAAATTGTACTTTTGGGACGGTTCGGACTTAGTATTAGTTGGTCCGCAGTATAACTCAACACAAGGAAAAACCGGTGTAGAAGCAGTTACAATGGTAGATACTAGTAACCAAATTAGAACTGTTTTGACATTGTATATAGGCGGAATACTTGCAGGAATATATAGTCGATTTGAATTTACTCCTAATACAGCATCAGTTATTTTACCATATGCGTATGGTAGAAAAATTAATGTTGGTTTTAATCCAACTGAAATTGCTGATTTTAAGTATCAAGGTACTGCATTAAACGCAGAAAACTTAATTGACAGTCAAGGAAACTCGTATTTGCCTTCGGCATTTGTTGCAACTAACGAACGTGATGTAGACAATAATGCAGTTGATCAGCAAATGGAAGGCGGTTTATTTGTTAAAGGTGATGAAGGTGTTATAGTAGGATACGGAGATTCGCAATATGCTGCTTTTAGAACAGTAAATAGCGGCACTACTACAGCTATAGAACTTAAACAATTAAATTACGATTTTTCAATTAGAGTCCCTCAAGGAAGTGATTTTATTGATGCATTTACATTAGACACTAGCACACGTAGATTTGGTTTATATCAAGATACTCCTACTGTTGAACTTGATGTTACAGGGTCAGGAAAATTTACTGGTGATCTTACAGTAGAAGGCAATTTAGTTATTGAAGGAACTACTACTACTGTTAATACAGCAACAATGACAGTAGAAGATCCTAACATAGAATTAGGAACAACGGATACGCCAACAGATACTACTGCAAACGGCGGCGGCATTACATTAAAAGGTGCAACTGATAAAACGTTATCTTGGTTACAATCAACAGGAAATTGGACATTTAATCAAGATGTTGATTTAACTACTGGTAAAGAATACAGAATCGAAAATACACAAGTACTTTCTAAAACACGACTAGGTGATACAGTTGCAACAGCCGCTGGTCTGACTTCAATTGGTACATTAGGTGCGTTAACGGTTTCTGGAGATGCAAGTTTAGGTAGTATTTCTTCAACAGTGCCGTTAGATATTAATTCTACAGGCACTATTACAATCAACAATCAAAAAATTGCTGGAGTAGCAACTCCGACTGATGCTACTGATGTTACAAATAAAGAATATGTTGATACTGAGATATTAACAGCACCTGTGGCGCTTACTTTAGATATTACAGGATTAACTAGCCCAAATCCAGCAGGATTTGGAAATGGTCCTATTGCAGACGTGCGAAACATATTAGAAAGCATTAGTCCTGCAAGCAGTGCAAGAGAAGGAACAGTTGCTAAAATTCATTGTACTAGTTATGCAGGCGCAACAGTTACAGGTATTAATGTAACTGTAACTACAAATGGAACTGGAGTATTACAAAAGTCTAATATAGCAGTTGATAGTGCAGGCACACAAAATGAATCAGTTATACAGGATATTGTTGCTGCAAATCCAGCAACAGGGTCAGTGGTGTTAACACCAGCAAGATACACAATGGAGTTTACAGTTACAGGTTCGGTGTGGACATTTGTCAGTACGAACAGTTATCCGTAACTTGCGATAAATACTAATAGCAAGGGGTTATTTAAATTATGGCGTATACAATTAACAAATACAACACTAACCAGTTAACAATTGTACAAGATGGTACATTAGATCAAACAACTGATCTTAAACTAGTTGGTAAAAATTATGCAGGCTACGGTGAGATACAAAACGAAAATTTTGTATTCTTGCTTGAAAACTTTGCAGGAGCTAATCAGCCTCCGAGGGCAATTACAGGTCAAATTTGGTTTGATAGTGCAAACAGCAAATTAAAATTTAATGACGGTACAAAGTGGCGCACAACTGGTGGCGCAGAAATTAGTGCTACTGCTCCGGCAGGTCTTGCTACTGGCGACTTTTGGTGGGATACAATTAATGAACAGTTATATTCATATAACGGATCTGATTTTGTACTAATTGGTCCACAAGACGCAGGTTCTGGCATTACACAAATGCAAAGTAGAACAGTTCGCGACACTCTTGCAGTTAGTAGAAGCATAATTGCTGCTACAGTTAATGATGAAGTAATATTTGTTATTAGTCCAAGTGAATTTACAATTGACAGTAATGATGCTGAAAATGCTATATCAGGGTTTGATGTAATACGATCAGGTGTAACTCTTAAAAATACTCTTAGCGCAACGGGCGGAATTACTAGTGATTCGACACGTTTTTATGGTACTGCGTCTAACGCTGACAAATTAAACGGAAAATCTGCAAGTGAATACGTTACTGCAACTCCAGGACAGCCTAGCGTATTTACAGAAATTACTAACTTTCAAACTGATGCAGGTATTGCAATTGGCGCAGGTTTAGATCTTAAACTATATGTAGAAAACGATAACCAAGCAGTTATCCAAAATGCACAGGGCGATGAAATTCGTTTTAGAACAAAACAAACTGGCGGCACTAACAAAAATATTATTACTTTAGAACCTGGTTTAGTTAAGCCAGGAATATTAACAGGAACTACAGTAGAAAATGTTGCAATAGGTAGTGCTACTGAAAAATTTAGTGCAGTGTATGCAACTAATATATACGGAACTTCTGAAAAGGCTTCTGCACTTATCGTCGGCGGCAATGTACGAGTTGGAGCAGTTGACACAATCGGTACAGGAACAGCTAATAGCGTTGCTGTGCGTGATGCAAGCGGAAACTTAAATGCGGTACTTTTCCAAGGTACAGCAACAAGTGCTCGATATGCTGACTTAGCAGAAAAATATTCAACTGCTGAAGAATTAGTACCCGGTACTGTAGTTACAGTATGCTCTCATGATGACCATGATGTTGAAGCAGCAAACGTAGGCGATATTGCTATCGGTGTAGTTTCTACAGATCCTGCTGTTATGATGAACAGTGACGCAGAAGGCCAGTATATCGGTCTTAAAGGACGTTTACCTGTTCGTGTTATTGGCGCTGTTAAAAAAGGTCAGGCAGTATATGTTGACAATAACGGTTGTGCAAGTACAGCAATTAACGGAGGATCATTAGTAGGTGTTGCTCTAGAATCTAACTTAGAAGAATCTGAAAAGTTAGTTGAGTGTGTTTTAAAAGTATAAATAAGTACAATAAAGAGGAATATCCATGACAGTAAATGTAGGCCAGTTAATTACTGAAGCAGAATATACAACGTTAAGATCAGGTATTAACCTTGTTATGGGAACCCCTACAGGAACCGGCACCACCGCAGCAGGATACAATCAGGCAATTACTGCACCTGCAATAAGTCCAGGTGATAAAATTACTGCGACTGCCTGGAATGCACTTAAAACTGATGCTACTAAAGCATACACTCACCAAGTCGGTAGTGCTCCGGATCCCGCACTTGTTACAGTTAGTGTAGGCGAAAACATAACTAAGAGTGTTCATGATGCGCTTGAAACAGTAGTTAATTTTATAAAAGATGCAGGCAATAGATTTACTTTAGGAACAGGACAATTTACAACTGTTAGTGGAAGTAGTAAAACTAAAGCATCTGGATGGCAAGGTACTCAGATACATGATGTAAACTTTACTTGGGCATCTGCAAATGATGTAAAGGCATTTTTTAATGCGGGCGGCAAACTTGTATTTGTAAGTAGTTTAGCATACACTGGAACTGAAGCAAAAACTCTAGACTGGCAAACAATGGTGTCTACAGTAGGTACTGTTACAATGGATTATGTAAACGTTACTAAAACAGGAGCTAACGGAACAATCACAAGTGATGGATATTATGATCTTGATACAACTGCAAGATATATTTTAGCCCGAACAGGTACTACACCATACGCAGAAAACGACTATCAAATTGAAGCTCGATCTATTACCAATGGTGTTCGTATTCGTATGATATACAGAGACGACGATGCCGGCGATGTAAAACCTGTAGTCGGTGCTGGTCCAGCTGGGGCAGCAGTTGACGAAACTGTCAAAGGTACACTAACAAGTTCAATGAGCTATATTCGTCCAACTGGTACAAACGTCCAAGTAGCAGCACCTACTGTTGCTATTAATACTGCTTCTAACACTTTCTAATTTTACTTGACAGACTCTAAAATATAGTATATAATACTACTATATGAGGAGTCTCCATGGACCAACGATTAGCTAAAGCATTAGAGTTTTCTAACTTTTTAGAAACACAAAACAATCAAAAACGTATTTTTCTTGCACAGTATAAGGAGAATCTTGTACATTATACTCATGGACATAAGTTTACAGTAACTCGAGAATTAATTAACTTTTGTCATTTGTTATCAGAGATACAAGATGAAGGTCTAGTAGTATTAGACGATAATGACATTCCTTTTGTTATAAGCAACATTGATGAATTTGTAAAAGAATTACTAAGTGTATACACATCTGCATCGCACAAGTACGCCACTGATTATGAAACAATTAGAAAGAATAAGTCTGTTCAAGGATTAGTTGACTTATGACCAACGGCGTAGTACTCTTTGCGTTTAATAATAAAAATATTGATTATGTAAAACAAGCAATATATTGTGCAAAGCGTGTAAAACAATATTTAAACCTTCCAGTACAATTAATTACAGATGCAGTTGATTACATTGAATCTGCATATCCTTTTTATAAAAATTATATTGATATTGTAACGTATGTTCCTGCTCCTTCTAATAATGCAACCAAAACATTTAACGATGGACTATATTCTAGTAAACGGTTAGAATGGAAAAATTCTTCGCGCAATAGTGCATATGCGTTAAGTGCTTTTGATAAAACAATTGTAATCGACACGGATTTATTAATCTCAAATAACAAACTATTATCATGCTTTGATACTGCTGAAGATTTTATGATTGCTAATCATTATAATCTAATTAATCAAGGAGTTGAACCTAGTTTTGATAGAGTGAGTAATAGATCTATTTCTATGTACTGGGCTACTATATTATATTTTACAAAAAGTAACGCAGCAAAAACAGTATTTGATTTAGTGAGTCATATTAAAGATAACTATAATTATTATAGAACAGTGTATGATATAACTGAGACTAAATTTAGAAATGATTTTGCATTTAGTATTGCAGTACATATGATGCGAGGATTTGAAAATAGCACTGAGTGGCCTAAACAATTACCTAGTGATATGTGGGTTTCAACTGATCAAGATGTATTAGTAAACGTCGATAATAATGTTATTAAACTCTTAGCACATAAGTCGTATGATTACATTCCAGTAAAACTTACTGATGCAACAGTGCATGTAATGAATAAATTTAGTTTAAACTCTTTTATTGATAAGGAGTTTACACATGAGTAATGGAATATGCGTACTTGCACAAAACAATGATACTACAAATTATGTAGAACAGGCGTATGCATTAGCACTTAGTGTTCTTTCACATTCTCCTAACACAAACATTAGTATTATAACCAACGATAAAATATCGTCAAAATATAAAAATGTGTTTGATCAAGTTATATCTATACCTGGTGTTGATTTAGCGGAAAATAAAAATTGGAAAATTGATAACAGGTGGAAGTTATCTCAATTAACTCCGTATAGTAATACTACAGTATTTGATGCAGATATGTTAGTATTAGATCCTATTAATTTTTCTACAAATGAACTTGCATTTACAACAACAGTTAATACATACCGAAATACTACAGTAACAAGTAGATACTATCGAAAGACTTTTGACGATAATAATTTACCAAACATATATACTGGCATGTATCAATTTAAAAAGTCTAGCAATACAACAGCATTTTTTAATTTACTAGAAGTAATAATGAATAATTGGGAAGTATTTTATAAAACGTATACTCCTTTAAGCATGCAAGCGTGGAATAGTGTTGATGTTAGTGCAGCTATTGCATTAAAGATTTTAGATATTGATTATACTAGTAATTTAATATTTACACACATGAAGCCGCATGTACAAAATATAGAACCAGTGCCTTCGAAATGGACTAATGATCTATCAGTTGATTTTGGAGATAATATTTACATTAACGGTTTTAAACAATCAGGTGTATTACATTATGTAGAAGATGAGTTTTTAACTTTAGAAATGTTAAAATGGTTAGAGGAGCGTGTTTAATGTTTTACATGTATTACGATGATAGTGGAAGCGTCCTTTCGGTTACTAATATAATTGATAATTCGTTCGGCCCCAATTATTTTGAAGTTGATTTAAAAACTTATGAAGAATTTTCTAACTTAACAAAACAATTTTTTGATTACATTGTAATTGATAATATAAAAATAAAAGGTAAAAAACAAATTGTTCCAAGAGATTTAGATTTATCTTTAGACATAACTCAACCTAAAGGAATTATTGCTAAACAATCTACTGCTGAAAACGCAATAATTATAAATCAAGATTTATCTAATGGTAGCTGGACAATTACTAATACTATGGACTCTGAGTTGTGTTCTTTATTTGCACAAAGCAATAACACTATAAAAACTTATTACGTAGTTGATCCTACTAATAGATTTATATTGCTAGATACGTTAAGTGTTGATTTAAAATTAGTTGTATTACACAACGAACTTAAATTAAAAAGTTATAATAAAGAAGTCAGTAAAATGTCTGTAAGCCTTTTATGTAACTCTCATCATGTTAAACACATACATAATGTACAGGAGTAATGCATGAAAATTATTGATTACGATATTATATATTTGAGTTACGATGAACCAAACGCTGAAAAAAATTATGCTGACTTGCTTACTAAAGTGCCCTGGGCAAAACGTGTACATGGTGTAGAAGGTAGTGACGCTGCACATAAGGCTTGTGCAAATCTAAGTGAAACTGATCGATTTATTACTATAGACGGTGACAATATTGTACACCAAAACTTTATTAATGAAGAGTTGCATTTTAGAGACGATGTTGATGTAGAAAATTGTGTAATTAGCTGGAGCGGATATAATATTGTAAATGGATTAACATACGGCAACGGCGGAATTAAATGTTGGCCGAAGCACATTGTTTTAAACATGAAAACACATGAAAATGCAGAATCATCAAACCCTCAATCACAAGTTGACTTTTGTTGGGATTTACAATATTTACAAGTTAACAAAACATATAGTTCTGTGTATAATAATGCAACACCGTGGCAGGCTTGGAGAGCAGGATTTCGCGAAGGTGTAAAGATGAGTCTTTACGAGGGCGAAAAACTTTCAGGACAAGAATTTACGAAACGTGTGCATAAGAAAAATTTTGAACGACTTAAAATTTGGCAAACAATTGGAACAGATGTTGAGAACGGTCTATGGGCAATTTATGGTGCTCGTGAAGGTTGTTATTTAACTAACTGTACTGATTGGGACTTTGTCAATGTACGTGACTTTGAATATCTTAATAAGATGTGGGAAGATAAGTATTCTAAAATTACTGAAGAAATGCTTCCGCAAGAAATTTCTCGTTTAGGCACATTGCTTAATAACGAATTAGGTATAGATATTCCAATTGATCCGTATCTTCCTAGTCATAGTAAATTCTTTAAGAGTATGTATATTCCTCCAGTCAGGGTCGTTCAAGACTTTTTAAAGTCCGAAATTGAAGCTACAAAAGAATATGATATTGTAATGATAACATATAACGAGTCCAACGCAGAGGAAAATTATAATGCCTTAAAAGAAAAATTTCCTCGAGCAAAACGTGTCGACGGAGTAAAGGGAATTCATCAGGCACATATTGAAGCTGCAAAGATATGTACTACAGAAATGATCTGGATTGTAGACGGTGATGCACAAATAACAGACGACTTTAATTTTGATTACGTAAGTCCTGTAGATGAAAAAGAATATGTGAAAGTTTGGCGTAGTAAAAATCCGATTAATGATTTAGAATACGGCTACGGCGGAATTAAACTTCTTCCAAGGACACTAACTATTAACATGGATATAAGTAAGCCTGATATGACTACAAGTATTAGTCGTCATTTTAAACCTATTAAAGTTGTAAGCAACATCACAGCATTTAATACAGACGAGTTTAGTACTTGGCGTAGTGCATTTAGAGAATGTGCTAAATTAAGCAGTAAAGTAATTGACAGACAAAAGAATGAAGAAACAGAAAAA